TCTTCTCAGAATGCTCACGCGGATCAACATTGTTGACATCCAAATCTGGCATGATGTCAATCTCACCAGTGTCAACAACCAGCCGATTGCTGGATGACGTTTGCACCACCTCAAGCTGATAATGATAATGACCATCCGTATAATTTGCAGTCACAGAACTTGCTGCGCTAAACAAATAATCCGAGCCAGTGTTGGTCGCGTTAATCGTGATCTCAACATTGCCACCAGTGCCAGAGCGCAATATTAGAGCCATCGTGTGAAGCGAATTGTCGTAATCTGTGGAATATTCGGTCAGCTTAAATTGGACGAAGTCGCCCAAAACTATAGATGCTGGAATCTTCGTTGGTGCATTGTCAGCGTCAAACAGATTGGCCATTCTGTTAATATCCTGTCACAAAATTGTTAGGACGCGGCTTGAACGCACGCCTTTTAGGTACAACTTGTGATGATTTTACCCCATTTCTACCCTGTTTTGCAAGGTGTTCAATATTAAGACCCATTAATTCCAACGCAGCCATCGCATAGACGCGGCAATCAAGCGCCTCGTTGCGCTGTCGAACCTTAACCCACTCGCGCTTTGGACGACCCTTGAAATACTTTGTCACCTTCTTTTCGGACGTAAGCATTCGGAAATATTCCTCGCTATGACTAAACGGAAAGTGGCAATATCCCGGTCCAACCTCCGGTATCTTTAACCGAGCAAAGATCAACTCTTTGGCCGTATCGGTCCCAACAGGGAAAAGGTTGATCTTGCCAATGTTGTTCTTGGTGGGCTTCCCAGCGATAGGCTTTCCCTCGCCGCCAATACCCTTGATCGCAAATATACGATTGCCAGCACGCTTGCGAGCATAGTTATAAACCTGTTGCGTATAGTGGCCACCACTATCAACGCAGGATGATCGGATAATCATTTCGCCGCGCGTTGGATGGTCAAACGTCTGCCGCAAAACCTCATCAAGCCGCTGCCATAGCTCCGCGCTAGACGGATCGCCGTAAATCTCATCATATTGGATCGACCAAGTTTCATGGCCGCTGCCTGTCGCCATAATCTCATATGCCAAGCGATCATCCTGAACGTCCACACCCGCAGTCAAAACCACTGCGCCGTCTGGCAATTCGCCGTCCCAAACCTCTCTGCGCTCATATAGGTCATATTCGTCTATGCGCTCACCTTGCTCTTCCCAAGTCTCGCCAAGGTATAGGTTGACCCAAGCCTTGAGCCGCATTGGATCGCCTTTGGCGTTTATAAAGTCACTCACTCCCTGCGATAACGATGTCCACGGAGAATATAACGCAGAAAGGTGAAAGCCAGCAACGATGCGCGTTGGCTCTGTCGCAATCCACTTGCCGCGCTTGACCGCGCTATATCGCTTCGCATCATCCCAAACGCCGCCGCAGTGAGGGCAGCAATAAAAGGCAGTGCTTGGATCGCCGTTCTCCCACTGTACGTTCTCCCAGCGCAATATTTGCTCCTCATTGCAATCTGGGCAAGGGACATGAAAATATCTTTGGTCACTCTCGGCAAAGGCTTTCTCAATCCTAGACGCACCCTTCTCAGTTGGCGTGCTGACCATAATGATCTTGCGGTTCCAGAAGGTGGTTGATCGCTTTTTAGCCAACTCAACAGGATCACCCTCTGTCCCGGCAGATAATGGGTATCGGTCAACCTCATCGCATAACACCACCCGGATCGGCCTAGATGCCAACCCTGACGGACTGTTGGCACCCGCAATGCTAATATGACCGCCACGGAATATCTTGTGCAGCATAGTGTTGCCGCTATCGCGCGACCTTGGATCACCAATGATACTCGTCAAGGCTTCACTGTCGCGGATCATAGGTGCAAATCGCTCTTGCGACCAGGATTTAGCCATCTCCAAGGTGGGCTGCACAACAAGCATCGGCGCTGCATCCTGATGGACATGATAGCCGCATATATTGTTAATCATCTCCGTCTTGCCAATCTGTGCGCTTGTCATAAGCACAACTTGCTCAATCAAGGGATCGCTGACAGCATCCATCATGCCGCGCTGATATTCCGCACGGCTCGTTGACCATCTTCCAGCCTCCGCTGATGCCTCTGGTGACAAGCGCCTGTATTCGTCAGCCCATTGCGAGATCGTTAGATCAGGCGGTGGAGCCGCCGTTTTCAGCGCTTGTATCGCCACCGTCTTCATCATCTGTGGCCCTGATAGGCGTAATGACTTCGACTCGCATTTCTGCAAGCTCTGAGAGCGCGTCATGCACTTTTTCCTTCAATACTTGTTTTGCACCCGCAAGATTTGATGCCGCTTGCGTATCGGCTGCCGCATTGGTCGGGATCGCCAGCATTTTGGTTCGCATGTTTGCCACAACATCGCACCACGCCTTTTGCACATCACTTGACGGCAGTAATCTTGCGGCCATCTGTTCGCGCTCCATTTCAGCCATATCGGCCTTTGCCTTGGTCAATCTAGCGCGATGCGATGCGTAATCATCACCGCCAGCTTGCACGTCGCCTTTGATCGCACGCTCACGCAAATATTTCACATATGAGCGAACCACCGGGACAAGCTCATATCTGCCGCGCTCTTTGCGAGGGATCACGCCCATATTGACAAGCTGGTTGATCCGCTGCGGCGTTAGATCAAGCAACTTGCATATTGTGTCGAGTGGAAAGGTTGATGGTGCTGCCATGTCAAAACCTATTAAAGACCCTGCGCAATATATAAGATCGCGCCAAGCTGATTGCAGTAAATGCCAAGCCGATGGCGAAACTGTCTGAGATGGTGACGTTATAGCCAAACATGGGCAGAACGATGATATTGGCTGCAACGCTGACTAGATAGCCGATCAAAACATTACTAATCGACTCGACGGCGCTCATTATGCGGCTTTGCATTGCTCTGCCTCCATTTCAGCATATTTTTTACCGCTTGCCTCATGGGTTGCGTCTTTACCTGTGAACTCTTGCCAGCGCTTTATTATTACGTCGCAATATTTAGGGTCTAGCTCCATCATCCGGCAACTGCGGTTTGTTTTCTCTGTGGCTATGAGTGTGCTGCCACTGCCCCCAAATACATCAACAACGATATCGCCGCTTTTGGATGAATTGGTGATAGCCTTTTCAATCAGCTCTATAGGTTTTTGAGTCGGGTGAACGTAAGCACCTGTAGCTCCACGGGACATATACCAAACATCAGACTGAGATTTGTCGCCGTGCCATTGCTCCCCTTTAATGTAAAATATAAATTCATGTTGCGGCCTGTAATTGGCATTTCCCAACCCGATAGATTTTTTATCCCAAACAATGCAAGCCGAAACACTGAGTCCTATTTGCTTTAGGGCATCCTCAAACTCAGAATAAGTGCGCCACGGAAAACAAATATAGTGGGCTGAACCACTTTTACACGCAGCAACCGCACAAGCGACGGCATCACGTATCATTTCGATCAGTTCATCCCCACGCAAATCATCACCAATGATAACTCCATGTTTTTTGACTGTGCCGTCAGTTGAACCAACCTTACTCGCACGAACGTGATAGGTCATTCCGTAAGGCGGGTCGGTAAATACCATGTCCGCTTTAATCCCATCCATCAGCTTATCAACCGCATCGATGCTGGTGCTATCGCCACACATCAGCCGATGATTGCCAAGCACCCAAACATCGCCCTCAACCGTAATTGGAACCTCTGGCGCATCCGGCACAGCATCCTCGTCGGTCAATCCTTCCTCTACAGCCTCCGCCAACAAAGCCGCCAATTCATCATCCGCAAACCCGGTCAAAGATAGATCAAAGTCTGCCTCGTTTAGCTCCTTTAATTCAATCGCCAGCATATCGTCATCCCAACCAGCGTTGAGCGCCAATTTGTTGTCCGCGATGACATAAGCCTTCTTTTGGGCATCCGTTAAATGTCCTAATCTCAGACAAGGAACCTCTTTCATTTCTAATCTTTGCGCGGCCATCGTTCTGCCGTGACCCGCAATAATTACGCCCTCTTGGTCAATCAAAACAGGGTTTGTGAAGCCAAATTCCTTTATGGACGCGCTTATTTGCGCCACCTGTTCGTCCGAATGAGTGCGAGAATTGCGTGCATAAGGCACCAACTTCGCCGTCTCAACGTACTCGATTTGTTGTTTCATTTAGTTTACCCTTATAAATGAAAGTGTTGTTTTTCATTCTGTCGCTAGAAATAAAACGTGGT